CAAGGGGGAAACCTTTGCAACAGGCAACACTGTTACGGCTGCCAAGTTAAATAACTTGGTGGACAACGCCACAGTGACAGCCGGATCAATAGGTTCCACAGAATTAGCTACGAACGCAGTAACTGCTGACAAGATCAGCACTGCATCCCCTCAGCCGGTGACTACCGGCACAATAAGGGACGGGGCAGTAAGCAACGCCAAGCTGGCTGCTATGGGATCCCAGACTGTTAAAGTCAGGGCAACCAACAGCACAGGAGACGCTAGTGACTTGGCGATGATAGGAGGATCTTCAAACGGATCTTCTAAGGTGCTGGTAGGCACAAGCGACAGCATCAATGCTGTAGAAGCCAGCCAGTTTAAACTGGTTAACAGTAGCAACGCAGACGTACAGGACAACACAGCGGCGAAGCTGAGGCTGCACACTACGGCAGTATCAGATTGGGACACTGTAGCAGCAGCCACTGACGTACACGACGATAACGATAGGCTGCTGATCTATGATGCTGACGGGGTATCTGCCTCTGTTGCATCACTGAAGCAGATTGCACCCAAGAAGCTCCTGCAGAGTCTGCCAGCTACAACAGCAGCCACAGGTGTGTTGAGAGTAGCCAGTGGGGCAGCAGTAACGGATCCCTTCAACGCTACAGTGGTAGAGGATGCCCTTACACCTACACAGGCAATCAACTGCCCTATATTTGCAAAGGCTTGGGCTGATATTAGTAGTGCATTAGACTACACTGCAACAACTGGCACAATAACCTTAGATTCAGATTACAATATAGAAACAGCAGCATTGGCAAGTAAAGGGGTGGTTAATTTTACTTTTACGGATTCAGTGCCTTCTGCCAATTATGTAGTACTTGTCACTAATGCGAACTACACAACTAGCGGCAGTGTTACAGAAGCATCCAGAGCTATAGTCTCCAGTAAAACAACCAGCGGGTTCACTGTAACATTTTATGAGGTTGATGACTCAAACTCAGCACTGACTACTCCAAGAAATGCCGCTCTTTTAGTTTTTGGTAATTAAATGACACTTCTCGAAATAGCGAACTACGTCTGTAATCTGGTTGGCAAAACTGACAGCACCAGCGTCACCAGATGCAAGGAGTACGTTCGACAGCATCATCAACTGATCTACGATTCAGCACTCTGGAGAGAGAGCTTGGAAGTGGACAGGGTGACGATGCAGCCGGACGGTAGGATCGTTTACATCGAGGTCACTAACGGCGGCAGTGGTTACACAGCAGCCCCTACTGTTGGCTTTACGAGTTCAACAGGTAGCAGTGCAACAGCCACAGCCAAGCTGTTCAACGATTCAGTGGGGGAGGTAGTTCTTACCAATCCCGGCCAGAACTACGAGGAGGATCCTACAGTCACCTTCACAGGAGGATCCGGCACGGGAGCAGCAGCAACAGCCTACGCCTCCGGTTACGGTGACACAGTGGTGATGCCCCAGAACATTGCCAACGTCTTGGCAATCACAGCAGACGATGAAGAACTTATCCCCTCAGAGATCATCACCCAGTTTATGCAGGATCCGGCATCAATTAACGAGAAAGGAACTGCTACTAAGTTTTCTCCTGTTTCCAGTGTGGGTATTAATTTTGATCTCGTTAACGGCAGTCTTTACTTTGAAACAGTTGATGCTGCAGATGCTGGGAAGAAGGTCGAAGTAGTTGGCCGGCTGAAAGGTGATCCTAATCGGATCTACAAGGAGACGGTAACACTGGCAGCCAGCCCTTCGGTGAATGTCACTTTCGAGAGCTACTCAGAGATCACTTCACTGAGTAAGGAAGAGACGGCTGACACAATCATCGTAAAGAACATTACCGGCTATAATAAATTTTACTGGAACGCTTGGGAAACCAAGAGCGAGTTTCAGAGGGTCAGGTTGTACAACCGCCCAGAGTTCGATCAGGCAGAGCCAATCCAGTTAACGATCTTGGGCAAGAAGAAGATCCGGCCCCTAGTGGCTGACACTGATGCCCCTATGATCAGCGGGATAGATAACGCACTGATCAAGTACGGCACTGCTGATATGCTAAAGCGGCAGCGGCAGTACGGCAAAGCCCAGCTTGAAACAGGTGAGGGCGATAGGTTGCTGGCAGTGGCCAGAGACGCAGAAACAAATCAAACAGCTAAAGTAATGAGGATCACTCCAGAGGATCTCTCAGGAGCCTATACCCGAAATGACTTTAGCTTTTAAAGATGCCTGCCTACTTCAATGATGCTCTTGACGATACGCTGCTGTACGACAGGCAGGCCAGCTTCATTGGTGGTCAAGTCTCCAACTTTCGCGAGAACCTCCTTAACGAGTCACAGGCTGAACTGATCAAGGATCTGGCCCCTGAGATCAACGGGGTACTCAAGACTCGCAGAGGCTTCCACAGATTTGCCAACCTTTTAGGTAGCACCAGCAGCAGCACCAACGTACAGACGCTGCACTTCTTTGATTCCGACAGCAGAGAGAGATTGATAGCTGCAGTAAACGGCAGCCTTTACGAGATCGAGAGCAACGGCACAGTCACAGCAATCAGTGCAGTAGCCGGCTCTCTGGATCCAGCATCGACTCCTGCGTATATGTGCCAGATCGCTGATAAGATGTATTGGAGCAGCGACAGCAGCAGCAACAAGATTTTCGAGTTAAAGTATTCTGGCGGTGCTTGGGTGAAAACGGTTAGCACAGACACAACCTACCCGGCAGATGCAAAATACCTGATAGCCAACTCTGGGCGAGTGTTCGCTTACGACCCCAGTGGCAACCAGATTTTCGTTAGCACTATCCTCCCAGATTTAGCTACAACACCCACTTTATTCACTACCGGGGCAACCACTATCAACCCCTTCAAAGTAGGCACAGGAGCCGAAACTGTGACGGGAATGTACAGTTGGGTAGGCACTAACGTGGTAGTCTTCTGTGAGAATAGTGTTTATGTGGTGGACACCAACCCACTGACAGCAGCGGCAGCTTCAGCCGGCAACGCTACCAGCACCTTCACAATCCGGCAGGTCAGCAACAAATCAGGAGCTATCAGCCACAGGGCAGTGGCACAGGTAGGGGAGGATCTTCTTTACTTGAGCCGGGACGGGGTAAGGAGCCTCAAGCGTACAATGGCTGAGGAGATGGTAGCCAACACAGCCGGCGTGATCTCCTACCCGATTCAGGATCTGATTGATCGGATCAACTGGAGTGCAGCAGTGCAGAAGGCTGCAGCAACATTCTGGGGAGGCAATTACCTTCTCTCTGTTCCGCTTGATAGCAGTTCAGACAACAATGCCCTGCTGGTCTACAACGTAAACACTAACTCTTGGGGAGGCTTCTGGCAGGGTAATGCCAGCTATCAGGTCAAGGCTATCGACTTCGCAGTGGCAGCCTTCAACGGTTACGCTGAGAAACTGATTACACTGGACAAGATTGGCAACCCTCTTGAGTTCAGGGACTACGTTAATCCTGACAATGCAGTAGCCACTGACTATCAGGACACTTTCGACGGGAGCACCTACAGAGACACAGCTTGGCAGGCAGTTACAAGAGGCTTGGCCTTCGGTGATCAGCTTAGTCCGAAGAGTGGTGACTTCGTAGAGTACGAGTTTGATCGGAGTAATGCCAAGGTAGATATAATTCCAATCTTAGACGGTGATGAGGGAGAGAGGTTAGTCACCAATTTGGAAACAGGATCAGGAGTTGTAACAATAACATCAGCACCGGCAGCTCCGGTCTTACCCTTCACACTACCAGATGCAAAGGTGAGGAGATTCAGATACAGCCTCACCCAGTACGATCCTTTCAGAGAGCTACAGTTTAAGCTGCAGCAGAGTACGGGAGACACAACAGGAGATAAGTATGTCGCCCTGAGAAGTGTACAAGCCGGGGCGTTTATCGACACTATGGAGGCAGACCTTTGATCACATACGAGGATAAAGTAGCGAAGGCTGTAGAACTTTGTGCCGGGGGCAACAGGGAGGCACACTTGTATCTGAATGTGATTTGCAAGGCGGCAAGGTTTATTGATGACCTATTCGATGAGAAAGACAAGTGGACGGGAGAGAAGACTTACGATCTGGCTTTTCTGCTTCTGGTGGAGTTACCGGATAATCCTTTCTTTATCGCAAACAGGCACAGCCTCCTGCCGCTGCATATAGTTGCCTTAAACGCTTGGAAAGACGCTAACAGTTGGGAGGATGCTGGGGATACCAAGCGAACCTATGCGCTTGTGATTCGAGACACTTTAACAGAATTAGGCTTGATGACTGCCTTCCTCACAGGAGGAAAAGATCATCTTGAGAAAGTAAGTTTAACAGTCAGAGAATTGTTTTTAAAAGAGGAATTTTAGCTATGGGAATGTATTCAGCAGATCCACCGGATCCCCCCGATTACGCAGCAGCAACACGCGAAGGTGTTGAGGCTGATATAGACAGTTTACCACTTAGGAAGTTAATCGAATCAGCAGCACGCCAAGGCACTAAAGTCACCTACACAGATATGGATGGCAAAGAAAAGACTGTAGACTTCACAGGCTTTGGCGACATTGATG